TCGCCCTTGATGCCGATGATGGCCGGGATGCGCACGCACTTCTCAAGGCGGGAGCTTTGACCGGCCTCTCCATCGGCTTTCACGCCGTCACTGCAGAGCGCCGTCCGGGGGGAGGGCGGCTTCTGCATGAAATCGACCTGTGGGAAATCTCGCTTGTGACCTTTCCCATGCTGAACACCGCCCGTGTGGCGCACGTCAAGCAGGACACACACACGTCTGCTTTCCTGTCCGCAGCGCAATCACACGCACTGGCGCGTGCCATGCGCCGCGCCACAACAGCCCTCACCCCCAAGCATGCAACCGGCAAAGGAGCCCCATCCGCATGACGCTTGAAACCAAGGCAGCCCATTCAGCTGCCATCCCTGCTCTTGAGCACAAGGCGGAGCCGGCAGCTGCGGCCAACGCCTGGGATCCCCAGTCTGCCGAACTACGTGATGCTTTCGGCGAATTCCTTTCTGCCTTCGAGCAGTTCAAGGACGCCAATGACGACCGCCTCTCGCAGATCGAAAAACGCATGTCGTCCGATGTGGTGACCACCGACAAGGTGGATCGCATCAACTCAGCCATGGATGAACAGAAGCGCCGCATGGACGATCTGTTTTTGAAGTCCAGCCGCCCCGGGCGTGGCCTGAGCAGCGCAGGTGTGCTGTCTCACACAGCGCTTGAGCACAAGCGCGCCTGGGAAGGATACATGCGCAAGGGAGACGCATTCGATCTGCGGGACCTTGAAGTCAAGGCGCTGTCGACCCAGACAGACCCGGACGGCGGTTACCTCGTCCCCAGTGAAACCGAAAGCGAGATTGGCCGCGTCTTGTCCGAAGCCTCGCCCATTCGCGCCATTGCTGATGTGCGTCAGGTTTCAGGCTCATCCCTGAAGAAACCCATCGCAACATCCGGCGCCATGGCCGGTTGGGTCGGCGAAGAAGAAACCAGGCCTGAGACCGCAGCGCCGGTCCTGTTTGAAATGGAGTTCCCGACAATGGAACTCTACGCCATGCCTGCCGCCACCCAGTCTCTGCTGGACGACAGTGCCGTCAACATCGAGGAATGGCTGGCCGCTGAAGTTCAGATCGCCTTTGCCGAGCAGGAAGGCACCGCCTTCGTCACCGGTGACGGCATCCGCAAGCCACGCGGCTTCCTGTCCTATGATGTGGTGGACGACGATACCTGGAGCTGGGGCAAGCTTGGCTACGTCCCGTCCGGTGCCAATGGCGCATTTGCGACATCCAACCCGCAGGATGCTCTGGTGGATATGGTCTACGCCATCAAGTCCGGCTATCGCAGCAATGCCCACTGGGTGATGAACCGCACCACCCAGAGTGAAGTCCGCAAGTTCAAGGACGCAGACGGAAACTACCTCTGGCAGCCGGGCCTTGCCGCCGGCCAGCCCGCCACACTCCTCAACTTCGCGATCACTGAAGCGGAGGACATGCCGGATATCGCGAGTGATGCAACGGCCCTGGCCTTCGGTGATTTCCGCCGTGGCTATCTTGTCGTTGACCGCCTGGGTGTCCGCACTTTGCGGGACCCTTACACCCGCAAGCCCTACGTCTTGTTCTACACCACCAAGCGTGTCGGCGGCGGCGTGCAGAACTTCGAGGCGATCAAGCTCATGAAGTTTGCTTCTTCCTAATCCATCCTTCTACTGACAGTTCAGGAACATCATACATGCGCGACCTGCATAATCAGGTGGCGGTGCGGCACACACTTGTGCCGGCTACCGTCACCGCTGACGTTACCTCCGCCGCCGTTGACCGGCGCGGGTTCGAGAGCGTCGAACACGCGGTCATTGCCGGCCAGTCCGGCGATACCCTGTCGGCTTCGGTGAAGATCGACCTTAAGCTTGAACACTCCCACGATGCATCCGTCTGGGAGCCTGTTGTCGATACCGACGTGATCGGCGCAGCTGTGGAGGTGTCGGGACTATTTGCGACCATTGATGACGCAGCAGAAGACGAAGCCGTCTACCGCATCGGGTATGTCGGCGGACGGCGCCACACCCGTGTGGTCGCTGATTTTTCCGGAACCCACACTAACGGCACGCCGTTGGCAGCCCTGGCATTGCTCGGCCATGCCCATGCCAGACCTGTTTAGTCAGGCCTGATCCAGTCAAGCAAAGGAGGTGGCCCATGGCGCTCTTTTTTTCAAACCAGATGACCAATGCGTCCAGTCCGCCCGTCGATTGGTTCGGCGGTGACGGCACGTTTTATGCCCAGGGCGTGTTCGATGGCGGCACCGTCTCGCTCCAGGCAAGCTTTGACGGCGCCACTACGTGGATCGACGTAGGGCCGGACGCCTCTTTCACGCAAGCGGGTGCGGGCAATTTCCGCATCGGCAGGTGCCAGGTACGGGCGGTTGTATCCGGCGCAACGTCGCCTGATTTGACCGCCGGAATCTAGCCTTGGCGGATCAAATGCAAAGCGGTCTGGTCCCACACGCCGTCCGACAGCTCACCGCGCCTCTGGCAAACAGCCCGGCAACCGGGCTTACGTTGGGGGATGGCGTGTGGTGGCCGTCCGGAGCCAAACTCGCGCTGGATTTTGCTGGCGGCAGATACATGGCGGGCGGCACCCGATACACAGCATTTGCGGATGTGCCGGACAGCTCCGTTACCCGATCCACAAAGGCATGGGGACTGACATTGGGAGACATCCCGATGGAGGCAGATATCGATGAAGCTCTGATCGTGCCGTCACGTGGTCTGCTCACAGAGCCACCGGCGACCCGCCTCAACCCACAGGATCTCGCAGGCCCGCTGTTCGGTACAGGTTCCAGCACGACAGTTACGCCAACTCAGACTGTGCTGCCGGACGGTTCTGTCGGGACTGCTTATCGCGTGCAAATGCCGGCGGGCCCACAGACTTTCCTAGTCGTTGCCCCAGCTGCTGTATCCGGCATTCACAACATTCAAGTATGGGCACGTGCTGCTGGGGATGGTTCAAATCCAAACTTTGCGCTTGGCGCAGGCAGTACCCCGGTCGTGTTTACGAGCACAGAGAGCTGGGATCTGTATGACCTTGAACAGATGGCAAATGACATGACGCCAACTATCAACAACCGGTTCGACACTTTCGCAACAGATGTTCTGTTCGTCTGGCCGGATGTTCAACAAGGTCCCTTGGCGTCTCCCATTCTTGCACCAGGCATGACGGCATCGCGGGCGGCCGCCGTTGTCGAGCTGTCCAACATAGATGCGCACTGGGGGATGTCGCCGGACCACACATTTAACGTCACCTATGAAGACGATACGACGGCAGCTCTCAGTGCTGTCGGCGGCGCACTTACCATTCCGGTTTCCACCAAGGCCTACCGGTCCATTTTCGGATAACCATGAACATCACAACACTTGTTGAGCCTTCGGTCGAGCCGGTCACGGTGGCCGAAGCCAAAACCCTGCTGCGCGTTGAGACCGCTGATGAAGATGCTCTGTTGTCATCACTCATCGCGACGGCCCGCATGACTGTTGAACAGTCGACAGGTAGGTCCCTCGTTACCCGTGAGCTGCAGGCCGTCATGGATCATTGGCCAAACGGCCAGCGTGTTGTCCTCCCGTCACCGCCATTGCAGCAGGTCCTCTCAGTCAGCATCCGCGATCACACCGGTGATCAAAGTATCTGGGGTAGTGACAACTACGTAGTCGAAACATCCGGACCTGCCCCGTACATTGCGTTGATGCCTGGAGCGCTATGGCCCTCTGCGCAGCATAATGCCGGAGCCATACGCATCCGGTATCGCGCCGGATATGGCGATTCAGCAACAGACGTGCCGCCACCGCTGGCCCACGCCGTGCTGCTTCTTGTGGCCCATTGGTACGAGAACCGCGTGCCGGTGGTGATCAATGCAGCCGCCTCCCGAATTCCCGGTACGGTGGATGCGCTGATAGCCGGCCATCGGCTGCGGCGTCTGTAGCATGGGCGATCATCTCAAAATGAACCCCGGCCGGTTGCGGCACCGTCTTGTCCTTGAACAACCCGTGTTCACAAGCGACGGCGGCGGCGGCACATCCCGGAGCTGGCAGACAACTGCAACCCTTTGGGCGGCGGTCTCACCATTGTCGCCGGCAAGCAACGTCGATGCAGAACAGCCAGGCGGTCACATCGGCTACCGGGTCATCTGCCGCTACCGTAGCGACATACGTCCAGGGCAGCGATTCAGGGAAGGACACCAGCATCTGGATATCTATGCAGTCGTCGATCCGGACGGGCGTAAGCGCTGGGCAGAATGCCGCTGCCGGGAGCATCAGTCATGAAGCCCGTCAAAGTCGTTGTCGATGACCAGCAACTGCTGGAGCGTTCACTGCGCAAGCAGAACGCAAAAGTTCACGCAGCCATTGCGGCAGAGGTTCAGGCGACGGCCCGTATGGTTGTCGCTGACGCCAAAAAGCATCTCAATGACGCAGCGCGTGTGCCTGTTTCCAGAACCGGCCAACTGGCCGCGTCGCTCCATATCGTCCGCTCTGCCAATGGCCTTGTGGCCAACGTCCGCACGCTGCTGGCCTATGGCAGCTATCTTGAATTTGGAACCCGTGCCATGCCGCCATATCCGTGGCTAGGACCGGCATGGCTCGCCAATGTCAGCGGGCTCAAACAAAGGCTCCGTA